ACTTATTTAAGGAGCCATTATGGCAACAGGTTACATGGGTAGTGGTGATATGGCTAAGGGTCTGTACGCAGCCCCTGATGGTCTGGGCTCTCTTATGGAGCAGCCTGCGGTTGAGATTGAGATTGAGGATCCTGAGAGTGTGCATATTGGAATGGATGGGTTGGAGATTGATCTCACTCCGCAGGAAGAAACCGCAGAAGATTTCAACGCTAACCTTGCAGATTACCTAGATGACTCCACACTTGCTTCCCTAGGTTCCGATCTTGTTTCAGATTTTGATAAAGACCAGAGAGACCGCAAGGAATGGGTTGAAACCTATGTTGAAGGTTTAAAGCTATTAGGTCTGCGGTATGAGGAGAGGACAGAGCCTTGGAATGGGGCTTGTGGTGTCTTCCACCCCATGCTTACAGAGAGTGTTGTCAGGTTTCAAGCAGAAGGTATTACTGAGACTTTCCCAGCCTCCGGGCCTGTTAAGACTGTAATTATTGGTAAAGAGACCCCGGAGAAGAAAGACTCCGCAGAAAGGGTTCAAGCTGATATGAACTATCAGCTAACTGAGGTTATGACGGAGTACCGCCCGGAGCATGAAAAGATGCTTTGGAATCTTCCTATTAGCGGATCAGCCTTTAAGAAGGTTTACTTTGATCCTAGCTTGGGTAGACAGGTGTCCATGTTTGTTCCGGCAGAGGACATTATTGTTCCCTATGGCGCAGCTAACCTTGAAAGAGCCGAGCGTATTACACATGTGATGCGTAAGACAGAAAATGAGGTAACCAAGCTTATTCAGGCTGGGTTTTACAGTGATGTGGAACTTGGTGAGCCTTCTGGCGAACTGGATGATATTGAGAAGCAGAAAGCTGAAGAGCAGGGTCTTTCTGGCATTCAGGACAGTCGCTATCGTATCCTTGAGATGAATGTTGACCTTGATCTGAAAGGATATGAGGACAAGGATAAGAATGGTGAGTTGACAGGAATTGCCCTGCCATATATTGTCACTGTTGACAAAGGCACTAACAAGATTCTGTCTATTAGGAGAAATTGGTATGAAGGAGACGAACTCCACCTCAAGAGACAGCACTTCGTCCACTACCAATACATCCCCGGATTTGGATTCTATGGATACGGCCTCATCCACCTTATCGGCGGATACGCGAAATCAGCGACCATGCTTGTACGTCAATTGGTGGACGCAGGAACTCTATCTAACCTCCCCGGCGGACTTAAATCGCGTGGCCTTCGCATTAAAGGTGATGACACACCCATTGCGCCCGGAGAGTTCAGAGACGTAGATGTACCATCCGGTTCCATCCGGGATAACATTCTGCCCCTCCCGTACAAGGAGCCAAGTCAGACCCTTTATGCTCTCTTCCAGCAGATAGTTCAGGAAGGTCGGGCTTTTGCCTCTAGTGGCGATTTAAACGTTAGTGATATGTCCGCACAGGCTCCTGTGGGGACGACGCTTGCCCTGCTGGAGCGCCAGCTTAAAGTGATGGGGGCTGTTCAGTCCCGTATGCATTTCAGCATGAAGCAGGAGTTTAAACTGCTTAAAACCATCATTGCTGACTACGCGCCGGAAGAGTACTCCTACCAGCCAGAAGAAGGTAGTGCAAGCGCCCGCAAGTCGGACTATGACAACGTAGATGTAATCCCGGTTAGCGATCCTAATGCCTCCACAATGGCGCAGAAGGTTGTCCAGTACCAAGCAGCAATGCAACTGGCCCAGAACGCCCCGCAGCTATATAACCTGCCCCTCCTGCATCGTCAGATGCTAGATGTTCTTGGGATTAAAAACACGGACAAACTTGTCCCAATGCCAGATGACATGGTTCCGATTGACCCCATTCAGGAGAATCAAAACATCCTTAATGGCAAACCCGTCAAGGCATTCATCGAGCAGAACCACCAAGCTCATATTCAGGTTCATATGTCTGCTATCCAGAACCCCCGGATTCAGCAGATGCTGCAAATGAACCCACAGGCCCAAGCAATTGCTGCTGCTGCAATGGCGCATTTAAACGAGCATGTTGCACTTCAGTACCGCCTTGAAATTGAGCAGGCTATGGGCATGCCCTTGCCGCCAATGCAAGACGACAATGAAGAGGTTAAACGCCTGCCCCAGCATGTGGAAGACCAAATTGCTGTTATGGCTGCACAGGCTTCCCAACAACTTCTTCAGAGAGATCAGCAACAGGCGCAGCAACAGCAAGCCCAGCAGCAAATGCAAGATCCAATTGTGCAAATGCAGATGCAGGAACTTCAGCTCAAACAGCAGGATTTGCAGTTGAAAGCCCAGAAGCAGCAGATTGAGGCGGCTGCAAAAGCTGATCAGTTAAGGATAGAAGAATCCCGCATAGCGGCGCAGAAAGAAATTGCAGCAATGCAGGTTGCAGCATCAGCCGCAGCAGCTAAAGATAAATTAAATAAACAGGCACAAACTGAAGGTGTTCGTATGGGCATTGACGTTGCTAAACATCGCGCTCAAATGGCTGTACAACGCGCTCAACAGGCGGCACAAAGAAAGTCTGATAACAAACCAAGTAAAGGAGAATAATGAGCGACGACATCCAAGTTTTAAAACTTGTGCAAAAAGAACTCCATTCTTTGCGAGAAGATCAGATTCGGTTTCTTGCCAATGGAAGCGCCAAAACATTTGACGAATACCAAAAAATCTGTGGGGTGATCCGGGGTTTAAACCTTGCAGATTCCTTTACCAATGACCTCGTGCGAAAGATAACTAATGATGACTGAGTATGATGTTCAAGCCGTAGACTTATCGGGCATTTTGAATAAACCTGCCGCAGATAAAGCAAAACAGCTTCCAGACCCTAAGACCTACCATATCCTGTGTGTAGTGCCAGAAGCTATGGAAGAGTACTCAGATAGTGAGGTTGGGCTGGTTAAAGACGCCAAAACCATGCACTATGAGGAAGTACTCACTCCGGTTCTATTTGTTGTAAAACTTGGCCCGGATGCATATGCAGACAAGACCCGCTTTCCTAGCGGCCCATCTTGTAGAAACGGTGATTTTGTCATCGTTCGCCCCAATTCAGGCACTCGCCTGAAGATTCATGGTCGTGAATTCAGGATTATTAACGATGATTCTGTTGAAGCGGTTGTGGAAGACCCGCGTGGTATTGCGCGTGCAGCATAAGGAGTGAATCATGGCAAACTTTAAAGGCGAAGAATTTAAATTTCCGGATGAGGCTGAACAGGCTACCGCCGAGGAAAATAAGCTGGAGATAGAAATTGAGGACGATACTCCAGAAACTGACAGGGGCAGAAAAGCCGCTCCCCCGCCAGAAGACCCGACCGACGATGAACTAGAAAGTTACGACGAAAAGGTAAAACAACGTATTAAACGGTTTACCCGTGGCTACCACGATGAGCGCAGGGCTAAAGAAGAAGCCCAAAGAATGGCTCAAGCGGCAGAAGAATATGCAAAACATGTTCTTTTGGAGAACCAAAACCTCCAAAAACAGCTTGCCGAGGGCAGTCAGCAATACATTAGTACTGCCAAAACCGCCGCAGAAAGCCGTTTAGCGACAGCAAAAAGCAAGCTAAAAACAGCATTTGAGGCTGGTGACGCTGATGGTTTGGCAGAAGCGCAGTCGGAAATAGCCGACGCAACCGCAGAAATGCGGGAAACATCACGCCTAAAACCTATTGAAGTAAAAGAAAAAGAATATTCGCCGCCACAACAAACTCAAAGGCAAGCACAATCTCCTCGTACCGAGCAGTGGCTTGAAAACAACGGGGATTGGTTTGGTAAAGATGATGAAATGACTATGGCTGCAATGGGTATTGACAAACGTTTGCAGCGAGAGTATGGTGCGGATTATGTTGGCTCCAAGGAATATTTCCAAGAAGTCGATAAAACAATGCGAAAGCGTTTTCCCGAATATTTCGGTGCAAAAAATTCAGGTGATGAGCCTGAAGAACCGGCTCCCAGCCGTGCAAAATCAGCTACCGTCGTGGCTCCTGCCAGTCGTAGCACACCGCCAAGTCGTATAAGGCTAAAGGCGTCTCAAGTTACTCTAGCGAGGAGACTTGGGATAACCCCGGAGCAGTACGCGAAACAGGTTGCTTTAATGAATAGAGGTGAATAATGGAACAAGAACTTACACGCCAAAAACGTGAATCACGTAATACGGAAACCCGTGATGTCTATGCTCGTCCAGATGCATGGAGACCACCAGAAACCTTGCCAATGCCCGACGAACGTCCGGGTTGGAAGCATCGTTATATTCGTATTAGCATGATGGGTTCGCCTGATGCCGCCAATATTTCAAGCAAACTGCGTGAAGGATATGAACCCTGCAAAGCAGAAGAGTATCCTGAGTTGATGATGCACGCTACCACAGAAGGCCGTTTTAAAGGCGGTATCGAGGTAGGTGGTCTTTTGCTCTGCCGCATACCTGAAGAGTTTTTGAAACAGAGGGAGGCATATTATGCCAACCAAAACAAGGCTCAAATGGAATCGGTGGATCAAAACTTTATGCGCGAAAATCATCCTTTGATGAAGAAGTTCTCTGAACGCGACACAAAGGTGACTTTCGGTTCTGGTTCTAAGTAATAAGGAGTTTTTAAATGGCTTATCCTACAGTAAGCGCTCCCTACGGCTTTAAACCCATCAATAGTATTGGTGGTACGCCGTATGCGGGGTCTACTCGCCAAGTGCCGGTTGATTCTGGCGCTGTTTACGATGGCGATCTTGTCGAACTGCTGTCTTCTGGCAAATGTAAAGTTGTCGCTGATGGCACTGCTGCCCCTCAAGCACTTGGTGTTTGTGTGGGTGTCCAGTACACCAACTCATCGGGTCAAACCGTTCAAGCCCAGTACGCTCCGTCGTCTGGTGTGACCAACGTGATTGCCTATGTTGTTGATGATCCCCGTGCATTGTTCCAAGTAGCTGTTGTGTCTTCCGGCACGACTATGGGTTCTTTGGGACGTACGGCTGTTGGTCAGAACACTTCGGTGGTTCTGAATGCTGGCAATGCTAATACCGGTGATTCCAAGCAGGCTATTGACGATACTACGGCTACGACTAACACTCTGCCGATCCGTATTGTGGATGTGGTTCCTGCTACCGCCACTGGTGCTGACACGTATGTGGAAATGATCGTCAAGATCAACACCCATACTTATAACAACACTACTGGTGTATAAGGAGTAAATCATGGCAATTAGTCGCGCACAACTGCTCAAGGAACTGCTGCCCGGTCTGAACGCATTGTTCGGTATGGAATATGCACGTTACGGTGAAGAGCATAAAGAAATCTACGAAACCGAATCTTCGGAGCGTAGTTTTGAAGAGGAAACCAAGCTGTCTGGCTTCTCCGCCGCTCCGGTGAAGAACGAGGGCAGTGCCATTGCTTATGACAATGCACAAGAAGCTTGGACTACTCGCTATAACCACGAAACCATCGCCTTGGGTTTCTCGATTACTGAAGAGGCAATCGAAGACAACCTGTACGACAGCTTGGCTGCTCGCTACACCAAAGGTCTGGCCCGTGCTATGGCTTACACCAAGCAAGTTAAGGCTGCTTCCGTTTTGAATAACGGCTTTAGCGGTTCTTATGCTGGTGGTGATGGTGTTGCTCTGTTCAGCACTGATCACCCGCTGGTGTCTGGTGGCGTCAACGCTAACACTCCCGCAACCCAAGCTGACCTGAACGAGACTTCTCTGGAAGCCGCCGTTATTCAGATCGCTGGTTGGACGGACGAGCGTGGCTTGCTGATCGCTGCCAAGCCCAAGAAGCTGATTGTTCCCCCGGCACTGATGTTCGTTGCCACCCGTCTGCTTGACACCGAATTGCGTGTTGGCACTGCGGACAACGATATCAACGCCATCAAGAACAACGGTTCTATCCCTGAAGGATATACCGTTAACCACTTCTTGACCGACACTAACGCTTGGTTCCTGACCACTGACGTTCCTAACGGTATGAAGCATTTCGTCCGCACCCCGCTGCAAAACAGCATGGACGGCGATTTCGATACTGGCAACGTCCGTTATAAGGCCCGTGAGCGTTATTCGTTCGGCTGGTCTGATCCCCTCGGTGTTTGGGGTTCTTCAGGTTCGACCTGATGAAAAAGGAGAAAAGGGGTCTTGCGGCCCCTTTTCTTTTAGTGTATATTGACATTATTCCGGGGTTTTCCGGTATATCTGACAGTCCCGGCTGACGACATGCAGACAGATATACCCCAACTCGCATGTGAGGTTCAAAATGGCCCAAACTACCTTTTCTGGCCCAGTTAATCTTGGTGTTTTTACCGTAGCTACCGCTCCTACCACCGCCTCTGTCGGTTCTGTTGCGTACTTTAGCAACGGCGCTGCTGGCGACCCCATTCTTGCTTTCTTTGATGGCACTGACTGGTTGCGCTGTGATACCGGCGCCGCTATCTCCGCATCCTAATAGGAGCGCATCATGGCGATGCAATACGATGTAAAGTCGTCTCACGTTGAGGCTACTGGCACTATGGTGTCTGAGCGTACTCGCGTGAAAGGCTATCAGTGCTTGTCCGGCGGTACGGCAGGTGACATTATTTTCCGCGATGGTGGTGCTAGCGGCACTATTCGGTTGCAGGTTAATATCCCTGCTAATACAAACAACCCGTTTTCAAACTTAATTCCCGGAGAGGGTATTTTGTTTTATACGGACGTTCATGTAACCCTACCCACCGCAGCTAAAGTAACGGTGTTTTATGGCTAAGTCCCCAGCATGGACGCGCAAAGAAGGGAAGAATCCGAACGGTGGGCTAAACGCCAAAGGCCGAGCTTCCTACAACAAGGCGAATCCGGGGAAACCCGGATTGAAAGCCCCACAACCGGAGGGCGGCAAACGCCGCGACTCTTTCTGCGCCCGTATGGAGGGGATGAAAAAGAAGCTAACGAGCGCAAAAACCGCAAAAGACCCGGATTCGAGGATTAATAAAAGCCTGCGGGCGTGGAAATGTTGAGATGGATGCGATTGTTTGGAACACAATACTGACAGTTTTTATTGCTTTATTGGGGTGGAACTTGCGCGAAAAGTCTGATGAATTGTCCCGCATAACTATTTTGCTTAATAAGACAAGGGAAGAAATTGCCCGTGACACTGTTACTCCAGCAGAAATAGAACGTGTGCTTGCACACATGGACGCCAAGTTTGAAAAGCTAAATGACAAAATTGATCTGATGATCAAGGAGTCCAGAAGTGCCCTCAGTTAGCAAAAAGCAACATAATTTCATGGCGGCTGTGGCTAATAACCCAGCGTTTGCCAAGAAAGCAGGCGTTCCCATGAGCGTTGGTGAAGACTACATCAAGGCTGACAAAAGTAAAGCTCGCCCTGATAGGCAAGTTGTAAACAAGCCTAAAACTTTTCACGGGAAATCTAGTCTTTTTTCAAAAGGTGGTGACACTATGGCTAAGAAACTATTTGGTGGGAAAGAAACCTACGGGGAAGAACTGAAAGAAGCCAAAGCCTTGAAGTCTGGAAAGATTTCTGAGCGTGGTTTTGCCCGTGGTGAGAAGTCTGAAGGGCATAAAGAAGAGCCGTCAGCAAAGCTTGCGCGGCAGATCAAGTCTGGCAAAATGTCTCCTACAGCTTATGCAAAGATGGAATCCAAAGAGCCTAAAGGCATGAAAGCTGGCGGGTTTACACGTTCTGCTGATGGAATTGCCAAAAAAGGCAAAACAAAAGCCATGCAGATTGCCATGAAACGTGGCGGTAAATGCTGAGGAAACATCATGGCACTTAATAGAGATTTAGCCGCACTTGCCGCTTTAGGCATGTTGGGGTTTGCCCTTCGTGGTAAAGATAAAAAACAAGAGAAAGGTGGTGAGGCTACTCCAGCTTCCACTACGGCTCCACAAAGTTCCCCCGACATCATAGACGATACTTATGATCCCAATGTTCGTTACGGTAGCGTAATGGACTTACAAGAGCCGGGATGGGAATCCAAAACCGCACCGGCAAAAACGCCATCTACAGCAGCACGGTCTGTTGCACCCAGAGCAACACCAGCACCCATTAGGGACACTGGGGATGAAACTGAAAGGCTTGCAAGGCGTTA